TCTTGTCTTGTCTCTTCTTGTCTTGTCTCTTCTTGTCCTGTTTCGTCTTGTCCTGTTTCGTCTTGTCCTGTTTCGTCTTGTCCTGTTTCGTCTTGTCCTGTTTCGTCTTGTCCTGTTTCGTCTTGTCCTGTTAAAAGCATTATATCGTCTTCATTTTACGTTGTCAAGCCTTTTGTTGTCAAGCCTTCGACGTCAGGTGCATTGATGACATCCATCGCCCTATTGTTAGCAGCCTGAAGCAAGTATGTCAAGAGTTCTTTAACTTGATTGTTGAAGTCCTCGCCTAATTGAGCTTCATCAATATCTTTGAGATGAGCGACATCCAAGTCGAACATTATGGGAACCATGTTGTCTTCATCGGGGGTGCCAAATCTGATGTTGTCATAACGGAATTTGACTGATGGAAAGGTTTCAAGATTGAAATAGATAACTTCCTTACTATCTATCATCTCATTTTGATAGTTAAAATTGATCACTTTCTGTTCGGTGTTCATACTATTCACTCCTATTGTTAATCATAATCTATTCTATTGTATTAAAGATGTCAATAATTCAGTTCACGATGGTATGTCGTCTCCTTTTCATTACTTATGACGTAAAAAACCCCGCCGGAGCGGGGTTTAAAACTTCCCTGTTTTCTCTGTCTTCTTGACGGACAGATTTCACTTTACAGCAAGTTAAGGATCTTAGCCTTGCGGTAGTATACGTTGCTGTTGGCGTTCAAGGTGGTGAACGGATTGGCAATCATTCCGTAACGAGTCTTGAAGCCGATCGCTGGCTGGAATGTATCAACGCTGGTAGCGCGAACCATTTGGAGAGGAACATAGGGGCAATAGAACAGACCTGCGTCGTATGCACTTGCGCCCTTGTATCCGACAACATAACCGTCAGAACCGAGATAAGGGTCGATATAGACCTTGAAGCGACCAACACGACCGGCGAGTGTAACGCCAGTTTCGTCTACGTCTAGAGCAATGTCACTCTGCAGAGCAGGTGCATAGTTCAATACGCCAGCCATTGCGAGTGCAGAAGCGACGTCGGCGGTAGTGATAACGATATTACCTTTACCACGGCGGGTGTTCTTGGCAATAGCGTTTGCATCGCGCTCGATAGCAAAGAGCAGTCCCTTGACTCTCTCGAGGAACCAACGACCGTCGGCATCGTTAGCAAGGTCGAATGTGCCAGGTGTACCAGCAAACTGTGCGCCAACTTCTGATACAGCGTAAATGGTACGGACGACTTCGCGGTTGATCTCAGCAATAATTTCAGTGCTAAGGATATTGCTCAGTTCGTTTTCTGCATCGAGTCCATGGATTGCGCGGAGATCTTGTGCAAGCTCCAAACTGTAGTCAGCGCGGAGTTGGCGAGTCTTAGCGGTTACGCTTGTGCGCTCGATGGTCATTGACATGCTGTTCCATGCGTCTACTTCGCCAGCTGTGGTAGCTTTACCAACGCCTGTAGTGAATGTAACATCCCAAGGATCGTCACCAACGTGAGCAGGCGTTGCAGCGCCAGACTTGTTGGTGTCTGCTTCGTAATAGAGCGCTTCACCGGTGCTGCTAGGTGGTGTTGGGTTGTTATACCCACCAACATCAGCATATTTAGAACGCATTGCAAATACGAGTCCAGTAGGTCCAGTCATGGGTTGTACGCCGCAAACATCATAAGCAATCAGCTTAGGAGCAAGACGACGAACGAGGTTGATCAAGATTGGATCCCAATTCTGGATATTACCCGTTGTGGTTTGTGCAGCTTCTTGTAGGAACTTCTCTTGGTTCTCTAAGAGCTGGGCTGTTACTTTGGTGCGATAAGCATCAGAGATTTTAGCAACCTTTTCATTTTCTAGAAGTGGCTGCCATTTTTCAGTCAGTGCAGTAATCATTGTTTTTGTCTCCTTTCGTGAAACTTGGTTTTACAATCTTTCGAGATAAGCCTTCATTCGATCATTCTGAGGAACCACTTTAGTTTCAGTGATTACAGTCTTGCCTTCTGTGATTGCTGGCTTTGCAGCAATTTCAGCAGCTGCTTTCTCTGAAGAAGTGATCTCTTGAACCATCAGCAAAACTCCCGCCTCATATGCTTCAAGGGTTGGGAAATTAGCCTTTTCGATGAGGCGTCCTAGTCTCTCTTTCTGTGTGTCAGCAAGATTAACCGTCAGTCTCTCAAAAATAGCTCCACGCTTTTGAACTTCTGCTGCATTTTCCATTTCCTGAATCTGATGCTTCAAAGTTCTGTGCTCTTCGAATAGAGTGTTATAGGCAGTCTTGCTCTCTTCGAGTTTGGCTTCTAGGCTAGTGTTAGCTAGCTCATCGCTGAGTGTGAAGTAGTTGGCTTCAAAAGCTTCGCGGATAGTGCGCAAGACATTCGACATACGGGCATATTCGACGGTCTCAATCAATCTTTCTTTCTGCTCTTGGACAAACTTCTCAATCACATATTCACAGTAGTCATCAACTTTCTTGGTCATCTCTTCTACGACATATTCAGAGTAAGCGTTGGCTTTTTCTGTAATCTCGTCGATCTGAGCTTTGCATTGTGCTGAATACTCTTCTGCCTGCTCATAGACGTACTGTCCATAAGCGTTGGCTTTTTCTGTGATTTCCTTTGTCTCTTCTTCAACTCTCTGGGCGACTGCGGCCTCAATACTAGCTGTGAGCTTGGTTACAAACTCTTCTGTGATCTCGACACCTGGTAAAAGTGTTTTGAGTTGTTCAGCGATATTCATGGGCAGTATACTCCTTTGTTTTTCATTTAGTAGACTTATTAAGTCTAATCAGTATGACTCATTTTTCTCATAATAATAGTCACATCATTATTCACTCACTTCTTACGAAGTCCATTCCTTGTCCATGGTATCGCATGTTGAAAGGAGCGCTCACATTCAAATTGTATCATTATTTAGTTTGTTTTAAATCAACTTAAGTATCTGGTTAAAGACCCTCAAAAGACCAACTTCGTCCAACTGATGCTTAGCTGCAGCATTGTTAACGAGTTTCTTAACTTCAGTTTCCTTTTCTACTAGCCTTCCTGCGGGATCCCAAGCCCATTCCTTGTTCTCCATAACCGCATTGACAAAGCAGTTTGGTCCCGAAGGATCGCTTACGATGTCAGCAGGAGTAATCAAGAAATAGTCTTCGCAGACAATGTTGACTCCATTCTCTTCTTTTAGGCTACCTAGTCCACGGGAAGACACGCCAAACTTAACTTTCTCATCCATTAGGTTCTTTACAATCTTACCGAATGGAGTGTCGATAACCTTGGCTTTCCCAATCCAATTGTTACCATCTTCTGACAAAGAGACAATTTTGTGACTAACTCGATCTAGGTTAATCGTTGGTGTATCGGGATGACCCAGTTCACCAACGCCTTGATGGTCTTCAATCTTTTCTCTGATGTATCTAGATGCTTCTTTGGCGAGAACGGTCTTAGGGTAAATCCTGCGATTATGGTTCTTTATTTCTGATTGCAAAAAAGGACCATTGATCCAGTAGGTTTTTACTTTTGTTGACTCATTGATAACAATCTCTTCTACAACGGTATCAAATTCGTCAAGATGTCTTTCAATCAATAGTCTCATGATTGCATTCCTTCTTAGTAACCAGCCATCTCTCTCTTCTTGAGAGAAGCTTCCCTGCGCTTAGATGCTCTTCTCTGCGAAATAGCTCTCTTGCGAACACCAGAAATTTGACCAATTGCCATATTCCTTTTTGCTTGAGCAGTCAGCCTTACATATCCGCCATCAACAATCTTAAAGCCTGGTCGATGTGGCAGTTTGAGCTGCTTCTTGATGTCGTTTGAATCTGTTGATACATGGCGGAAGGTAACAATCTTAGACACTTCAGATAATGGCTTGATATTCTCAATGGGCGTAACGCTAGAGACAAATTCATTAAACTTGCCCATTAAGCCTAGGTGAGTTGATTCGTTCATATCGTCGTCTTCTTCACTGTCATCTTCACGGTCATCCGAACTTTCGAAATCGTCTTCGCTATCGTCTTCTTCCTTAACAGCCTTCTTCTTAGAAACACACTTTTCTTGCATCTCTTCGTCATCAGACTCGTCATCGTCTTCGCTATCGTCTTCTTCCTTTTTAGTGGGTCTCTTTGACTCTTCTAAGTCTTGGTGACCCGTGAACTCGAAAACATTTTCTGAGCTCAATTCGATTGCAAAGTGAACTTCAGTTCTGCCTTCTCCACCCTCTAGATCGGTTGGGCTTTCTGATGTCACTGGCAATACTATTATGTTTTCATCGTATGATTCGACATCATCGCAATCGTCGAGATACGCAGCAAAACCATCGGCTGATTCGCCCTCAGGCACAAGAACGCCCAGCATACCTTGGTCATAGATGAACCCATGTCCACCAAAAGACTTTGCGGCAGCTTGGATAGAAGATACCATTCTCATCTCTGGATCATCTTGCTCTACAATCTGTCTTACGATGTCTTTTTGTCGTCTATGATATGACTCTAATAGACGTCTTTTGAAAATTTCTTGAAACTTCATGGCGTCGCCTTGTTCCAGACTTTCTGCCACCTGTGATCTAAAAGTGATCAATCGTGCCATTGTGATTACTCCTGTTTATTTGTGGTATACAATTCGTCATTGAGATGGCGTTTCTGCGAGTTGAATAGGCTCTAATGCCTCAGTCTCAGTTCCATTATCTTGCAGTTCTCCTTCAGGTTCAACGGGTCCTGAATCGCTAGGCATGGGTACCTCTGGCGGAGCTAAAAGTTTCGCATCTTCTGATGCGGCTGCTAATAGGTCTTCAACTTCTTTCTCGTCAGTTAGCTTCATTACATTCCTGAGAACCCAAGCTCTATCAAAATACTTACCGACCAAAGGATCTATGGAAACCATAGATTCTATCCTTGAATTAAGAACTTCAGCTTCCTTCCATTGGACAAAGTTGTTGTCCTCAGCATAGACCCAGACAATCGATCTCTTAATAGCATCCCAATCGGTTTCAGTAATAATGTTCTTTAACATAAGTTGTGTTTTAAGAAGATCTTCAAACAAAATCACAAAACGATTGCGAAGCCTATCTAGAAACTTCTTAAATCGGTACTCGTCTCTTGATATTTCATTTGTCCTACCAAAAGTAAACGAAGCCAATTCATCCTTAAAGCGAGATGCTGGGATGTTAGAAGCATCTAAGAATTTTTTCTTAAAAAGCTCAACGTCATCTATGGTGCCGAGATTAGTCGCACCCGGCAATGGTTGTATCTCAGTACCTTTCCCGTCCTCTCTTCGAGGCAGCCAGTAGTCTTCGACCATACTCATTACATTCTTACGATCAACGACGGTGCCTGTTCTTGAATCATAGACGAGTTTGTTCTTAAACCTGTTCATCAATTCTTTAATGTACTGTTCGGCTTTAGGCTTGCTCAAGTTACCCGTACTAATGTAGAAAGCTCTTCTCTCAGGGCTTCTTACGACCCTATAGATTAGCAACGCTTCTTCCATCATCTTCATATTGTTATATGGCACAACCATTTTCCACAAATTACTAAGAGCAACTCCTGTCGCGTAGTCGTAGATTCCTGAATCGCAGTAAGCTATAGCGTCTTTAGAGATGATCATGCAGCGAGATGTTCTGTTGTCAGAAAATACATCACCCACATCAGAAAAGACATAGTACACTTTAGTCTTGTTGAGATCATATATTCCTTCCGCGTTTGGCTGCGGGTACTCTACAATTCTTTTTATCTTCAACGGATCAATGCGAATGATCTTTTGAATGCCGTCCTTAAGCTTATCACTATTTACAATCTTATGTAAGAAAATGCGCCCATCAATATACCACCTGTCAAAGTACTCTAAGCCTCTCCTCTGAAAGTCAAGTATTTCATACAGTATATCGTATTCCGTCTTGATCTTCTTTAGAGTTGCTTTACTGAGCAGCTTTTGTTCATTAGTCTCATCGAATGTCAAATCGATGGCTTTTTTATCAGGAACATCAAAAATGAAGATCTCATTTCTAATCTCATTGAGTACTCGATCAACGTCACTTGTTAGAGCTAGTGTTCGATAAGTCTTAATCAGTTCAACTTCACTTACTGGAAGTTGGTATGTGTCTGATGTCAAACTCATGATACCGCCAAAAGGCGTCACAACTTCGGTCGAGCCGTCCTCATGGTCGATATCTATTGCTTCGAGGTTACTTTTGGGCTTATCCGTTTTAAGGTTAAACCCAAAAGTCCTCGATATCATCTCAAATAAGTTCATTAGTTCTGAGCCCAGTGTTAATCTGAATCCGTTGCGTCAGAAACCCAATAGTTCACAGCAAAGGTTACGTTGAACTCTTCGACGGTGTTATTGGAGTCATATGCCAACGCAATGTCACCTACGTTCGTTGGGAAAATCTTTCTGAACTTGTAGGTGTTCATTGGGTTCTCATGTCTATCAAGCTGCTGGACTTCTCCATCGGCCATGTAAGTTGAATCTTCTTGGAAATCTGTAATATTTGCAAAGTTCTGCAACATGTTACTAGACCACCTCTCGAAAAACTTTCTGAGATCAAAGTCCTTCTTGTTGTAGATCGTTACATTCCAGTCATCAAATATTCTATCGCCTGACAGCTTGATTGCTCTACCCATATAAGCGACTTCCGCAACGCCCATCACGCTACCTGGTACAGATGTTGCTCTGCAAAGGTATTGGATAGAAACGGGCACGCTTGGAACGCCTGGTGCAGATAGAGCGGTGATGTTTACTAGGTAACGATTTGGGCGAGCACCGCCATCAAATACACCTAAGAATGAGTTTACGTCTGAATATGCCATTGAATATCTCCTTTATTGGTTACTGTTACATTAGTTACTTACACAACGCCAACAACTTCAGAGAATTCAACACCAGTACGCACTGCAACGAAGTTCAATGTGATGAAGTTGATGCTACGTGCCGGCTTGACAAAGATACTGGCCACAAACTCAGCGCGGTCAATAACTTCAGGTGTATTGTTTGACTCATCACAGATTACCTTGTAATCATAGATACCACGTCTTGCTTTCACCATACGGAGGAATGGTTCGACAGCACCTACGAACTGAGCACGAGTGAATGAATCATTGAACTCAAACAAGTGATATTTGGCTGATCTACCAATACTCTTTTCGAGTGTAATAAACAGGCGGCGGACATTGATGTAACTGAATGCACTGTTCTTCGTTAGCATAGTTCTATCGCCATAGAGGAATGTGCCTTCTCCGGTGAAGCTTACTACGCTATTGATATTGGCTTTGTAAAGATCATCACGGCTTGCTTTGTTAGGATTGAATGCAAGGCTAACAACGTTCTTGATCATACCACGATTAAGACCCGCAGGGCTCCACCAGGCATCGTAGTCTGTTTCTGTTTGAGCGCAAAGACCCGCGATGTCGGCATTGAGTGGTACCCAACGATACTTGTCATTGATAACGTCATACTGCAACTTCCATCCGCTATCGCATACTGCAAAGCTGGTGTTGCGGTTAATGCCATTCACTGTATGAGTAACAAAGTCTCTAACAGATTTTGTTGCTGATGTCTGTTCACGGTTTAGAACATCGATTAGGTTAGGGCTGAAGAATACGATGCAGTCTCTACGATACTCGGCAATGTTGTCGATGACATGGCGGATAACGTTCTTGCTCGTTGTAAATCCGCCAGCGTTGCCTACGAACAACAAGCTAACGTCAACTTCTTCTGCGTTCTTGAACATGTCCCATCCGGCGATAATTTCGCTGGCATCAGCGCGGTCACCATCAGAACCACCACCGAGGACCTTACTGAATGCGCCTTCAGACACGGCGTTCAAGCTGTAGAACGTGCGAGGAATACCCGTAGATGTTGCGCATGGAAGACCCCAATTCGTTGAAGCGGGGTCATCAGTCGCAAGGGTTGCGACTGCGGTTGCGCCATTACCACCAGATGTGATAACGACTGTTGGGTTACCGTAGTTAGTTCCACCATTGGTCACTTCGTAACCGATGATTTGACCTTCTGAGCTTGTGCCAATCTCACCAATAATGGCGGTAACGACTGCGCCTGAACCACCAGGAGTGATGGTGACAGTAGGAGCCGATTCATAACCTTCACCCGCAGTGGTGTTAGTGATCGACATAATCTTGCCAGCATTCAGACCCGTTCCAATAACTGCAGTTGCAGTGCCTGGAATGGATGGGTTGCCACCCGTGAGAGTGACTACGGCTGTTCCATAAGATGCGCCATTAAGGTTCACGGTATAAGAAGCAATTGCCTTGCCTACGACAATTGTAAACAATGCGCCTGTTCCACCCGAAGGAACGACTGTGCTAGTTACGTTGGTTGATGTTCCAGCCGTTGCATAACCCGTGCCATGTGAGACGGTACCGGTTAGAATCTCACCACCAACATCTACCGTCAGAACGGTGTAGGTTGCAGTTCCACCTGTAATGGTTAGAACGTCGCCAACAGAGTAGCCTGAACCAGGATTGGTCAAAGTAACCGTCTTTGTGGTGCCTGTTGCTGCGAGAACTGCGACTGCGGTTGCGCCTGAACCACCGTCAACAATTGAAACATTGGCCGTATAGTAGTTCTTACCTGCATTAACTGGGATAACAGAAGTAATAACGCCACTGCTGTTCTTAAGAGCGGTTGCGGTTGCATCTTCGCCACTGTCTGTAAAGGTTACATAGACGGGTGAGGTATAGCCACTACCACGATTTGTGATTGTGACACCTGTAATCGATCCATTTGCATCGATAGTTGCGACTGCGGTTGCGCCTACGCCGTTTCCTTGCTCGGGGGTCTCAGTTTCTGGATTATAGTCGGTGATGGTGACAATTGGCTTGCCATAGTTAATACCAGGTGAAACGACGTTAATTTCGTCGATATAGTCTTCGACATCAAGGTCAACAGCACCTTTCACTGGACCGAAGTACCAGAGGTATTGGCTAACGTTGTTGATAACGTTTCCATAATAGTTAGGCTCGTTGTCGAGGCTCTTACAATCTGAAGCCTTGCTGAGGAATGAATACTTCTCGAGGATTGAGCCTGGGATACCAGTGAACTTACCCTTTTCGTCAACTACAACGATATGGACTTCGTCATTGGCTGCGCCAAGATTTGCAGCGTATTGGCTAGTGCCAGGTGTAATATAATCAAACTCGTCCTTGTACTTCCAAGTGTTGAAGGTTGCACTGTCTGCCATGCTGACTTTGAGTGAGTCGCCAAGAACGCCAGGGCAACGTGCGACAAAGAGTTCAGATACACCCGTGTCTGCAGCAACAAGTGTCTGCCAATGCTGCTTGTTCATAACAAGCAAGCCCGTGCCATCGATGCTTGAGTTAAGAGCAGTCTGTTGGTCAACGATACGGACCAATTTCAAGTTGTCGCTGTATGAGAGGAAGTTAAAGGCGCTAAACCAATCGACATAATTTTCGTCAGTTGGCTTTCCAAAGATCTTGACGAGAGTGTTTGAATCATTGATGAGCGCATATTCGTTTACTGGACCCCAGACGAATTGACCTACGAATGCACCACCTGAAGTACCTGTTGTTGGTACAAAGTTGGTTAAGTCAATTTCGCGAATCTGGACGCCAGGACTAAGCTGTTTTGCAAATGCCATAGTCTTCTCCTTATTATTCGGTAAATTTGAATGGAATGACTTCCATTTCCAGTTCCCAATCGTCTATGTCACGCATAGATTCACTTCGGTTGGTGTTCACATTATTATTGTTTTACGAAGGTATTTATATTTTAAGAATTCCAAATTCTGGACCTAAATACCTCATCGGCATATTCAGTACCATCATCGTAATAGCCGAACACCAACGAGTTGTCTGTTTCTCTTTCCTTCGCTTCTTTCAGCAACACATCTATACCCTTGAGAGACAAATCTTCAAACATCGTTTGAGTGGTGAGCCAAGCGAAATTAACTAATGGCATAACCAAATCATCATGTCTTTTCTTCTCTGCTTCATACGAATTGCGAACCTTTATAAAGCACGATAGTTCTTGAATGGTGTTAAAATCGACAATTTGCAGTAAGCCTTCTTCTATCAATGTCTTGAGAGCCGAACACCCAATCATTTTAGTCTTTCGATTCATAGTAACACCAAAAGCCTCCATATTGTTGCCCGTATATCTTTCTTCTCCGCCTTTAACTTTTGAGCTTACAACATTCTCGTAATCATGTTCGTAGAACATCTCATCCGCAACAATCTTACCTACGCTGTTATTCTCTACGAGAATATGCGCTAGATTATACCTTTGAGCAATCTGTAAGATTGTCCCTGTGATCAACCAAGGACTGATGTCGTTCCTCCTAAATACAAACACTTGCTCATATGGTTTAGAGGTTATGTCTATCACGACCGCCGTGCTAAAGTCGCGACCTATGCCCTCTCCTACGTCTACGCACACGACATAGGTATGATCTATAATGGGCTTCTTATAAAGGTAGTGATAATCTGACTCTGTAATAGGATTTTGATAGACCATCTTCTCAAGGCACTCACCAGAGATAAGCGTATCGCTGCTTCCTAAGAACTCACAAGCGTGTTCTTGTTTGAACTGAGCCAGTGAGGTGTTTCTGATAGTCTCTTTCTTCCAAGCTTCATCTCTATCAGGATGGCATTCCCAGGTAAATTTCACTGGATAGAACTCGTTCCTATTGTGTTGAGCGTCTGTGTATATCTTGTAAAATAAGTTCATTCCATTTGGAGTAGAGGTAATGATGATCTTTGTTTTCTTTCCTGAGGCAATAACCGGATAGGTAGAGGTAAAGAACTCTACATCGTTTTGCACAAAAGCGAACTCATCCAAATAGACGCACTGATGTGACAGAATCCCATTTGAAAAGTAGTTGTGTGTTTCTTCTACTTCTACGGGGTCAAACACCTCAACCAACTCATTCGATTTGGTTTTGAAAATAAGTACAACTTCACCATTAGTAGAAATAACTTTATCAGATTCTTTCAAATCTTTAGATTCGATGTAACCTTTAGATGTCATAATCTTGTGTTCAGGGGTCGTTTTTAACCACGATCCATCGGAAAAATATAATTCGATAATATCTTTTCTGGCAGAAACTCTAACCCCATCAAACTCTCTAAACACTCCTCCTTCTGATAAAATCTTCATAGTTTCTTTCCCACCCCATTGATGATACTTATTTTCCTTCGAGTTTTTCTGAACGTTTGATTTCTTTATGCTTCTCTGCTGTCTTTCTTATCTTTTCGGGATTCTTATTAATTTTGTTAATATGATTCTAAGGCATCGGAAATTTTCTGATAATGATCTGATTTGTATTGTTGTTTCATAATCAACTCTTTATTCTGCTCCCAATAAACTTTCTTCAAAGAAGACATCGAACTTTTTTCTACATCGGTCCTATTTTGCAAAAAAGCGAGTCTTTCTTCTTCATAAAGACGAGATGATATTCTTATTCCGCGAGTATTGCTCATCATAAAAAGAGCAACTGCCATTTTTGCTCTCTTTTCTCCTTCATTCATTCTAACAAGAAGTTTATGGGCAACAAAATGTTCTCTTAGAGTTAAAAGAACGGTGTTGTTTTGATCACCACCACCAAAAGATCGTGGGATGATATGATGTCTCTCATAGTAGTTCTCGTTTTTATACCTTTCTTCTGATAATGCTTTCATAATCAAACGATTATAGATTTTCTCGTATTTGTTTTCTTTTATGATCGGCATACTATTTTTTTCTTTTTCACAGAAATCGAACTTGTTGATTTTATACTTATCATTTTCAAAAAGTTCTTGAATAGTTATCTTTTCTACTACCCCATCATCATTCTGTATTACAATTTCTGTTTCACCTACTACACAGTTGATCGAGAAGCCACGGATACTGCTGTTTGTCGTCGGTCCTGCAAATATCTTGCTGCCATTGCTGAACTCTATTGATCCCTTGTTCCACTCGACCACTCCAGGCTTAAGCCACCAGGGAAGCAACTCATACATCATCTTCAAACGACCTAGGATTTCTCTACTCTTAGAAGCATTGTTAGCGAGGATGGCTATTGCATAATCTTTGTTAAAGATTGCTTCGTACAGTAGAAACGCGCATACGGTGATGGTCTTTCCCATTTGACGAGAAAGAGTTGCGACTGTAAACCTGTTCTGACGGAATATAGCTAGCATCTCTTTCTGAAATTCGTAAGGTTTGAAAAGGATCTTGCCTTCGTCTAATGAGATAATATAAACGTAATTGGTTAAGAAATAAACTACATCCTTCTGGCACTTCACAATCTCAGCGACTTGCTCTGGAGTGTATTGAAGTATCACACCCTTTTTCTTTAACTCTTGATTGCCTTTGTAATAAGGAGTAGGTGGACTCTGTTCGTAGTTCATAACAGTTATCCCATGTGCGATTTGATTTGCTCTATTAGACTATCGCTAGTTCCTACGAATACAACATTGTTTACGGGAGAGCGTTGCGATTGTTCATCAGACTGAGTGGGCAAGATCTTTTGTGGTCCGCTGACTTCGATTAAGTCCTTATTCAAATCAGCATACGTCCTTACTAGAAGAGCAAATGTCTCATACATCCTAGCACCAGGATTGCTCCTTACTTCATCGACTGCGTCGCTTACAACCAGTTCTACTTCGGCAATGAGATTTCTAATGTTGTCTCTCGCTGCAACGTAGTCTTCTTTCTTGTTCTTTATCACCATCGCAGTGAAGTCGTCCTGTGTCGCTGGGACTAGGCTGGTCACTTTCTGCGGTCTTTCAAAGAGCTTAGGTTCCACCCCTAAGCTCTCAGCAATTTTATCGGTCATTATTATACTACCTCTTTTCTTCTTTCCAGGAGTCTTTAAGTTTTTGACGGTGTTCATCAGAACACGTTCTCCCGATTAGAGATTTATAAATTGCAGCAGAATGATTGTCTGAGTGGTTTCGACCTTTTCGAGTTTGACTCATTTTCTTTTCATCATCAAACATCTTACCTTTATTAGGAGATTCTCTATTTTGCATTCTTTCACTATGTCTTCGTAGTCCATCAGTCATTAGGACAGCACCTACGAGTATAACAGACTCCGATAATACTATCGATCAAGGTCTTTCTATCCGATAAGATATGCATAAGGTTGAAACATAATTGCTCTCCTATAGATACCATGATGTTTATTTATACAATTTCGGCACGAACTTTGCTCCTTATTATGTCGTTATAATGGTAGTCTTTATGGTCCTCTGCCACAACACTGAACAGCGCGCTAGTGTCAAGTTCAATGAACTCATAGTACCCTGTATCTGGATCGCTTACGACTTCTGCCACAGGAGCATAACTCCAGTATTCTATGAGCACCACCTTTCTAGACATTGGTTGACCTCCAGCATCAGTAACGGTTCCCCATATCTTGCCTTGTCCAAACCATCGTCCGTTATCAAAGTTCTTTTTCTTTGATAGCATAGTATCAACAGTTGATACTCTTGGTAATGCGGGAGGAGATAAATTACCCTCTTCTCGTATATATTGAATCATTGAATCAGAAGCGATACCATCAAATATAGACACTTCATCGAGTTTTCCTACGAAGTTACCTAGTACGAGATTGTTATCGGGATCAACCAATTCTGGTAAGTTACTTTGAGCTTGAGCTAAAAGAGTTGTGCTTGGAATGAAATCTGTAGTATAAGAAACTACCCATTTCAGAATCCTAAAGTTAGAAATAAAACCTCTAAAACGATACTCACTAGCGCTTATTGTCTCATCGGACAATAGTCCTAAAACAGATAAACCTCCACCAAATAATGGTACAGATTCCTCATACTTCTTAACACCGTTTACGAATATTTTGAGTAGACCATCTTCTCTTGTGATGGCGCAGTGCGTCCAAGTGTACAATAGTACCGTGTCGAGAGTGGTGAGTGTAGTTCCGTAGAGCCACTTTAGTTCAGTCCCTGCTGATACGATTCCTACTTTGTCTGTCTGTGCTATTGTGTTACCTTGACTCCAAAGGTAAATAGGTTTAGTCTCTGATCCATACTGGTGCAGTTCAAACCAGAATTCTAAAGTAAAGTCTTCACTGCTTATAACAGATCCAGTTATGAGTTGGATATAGTCATCGTCGCCGTCAAACCAACAAGCACCTCTCTCCAAAATCGATGACGGTCTAACAATTTGTGGCTGACCGATGAGTTTGACTGAGTTAGGCAAACTTGATGGATTTGAGAAGAATGCCAACAAGCGGGTGTTAGAAAACGACTTGAACTTGGTTGGGAACTGTTCTGTTGGTGGAGTGAAATTTGAGAGGTAACGTGCAACGCCTCTAGTATAGCGGAATCCATCCATATAACCTATATAGCGACTTCCAGTGGAGATAGATGTTGGCGCACCCAAATAGATAGTGTCATCGAGAGCATTCGCATCGAATGGAGTTGATGCCTCTAAAATCTTAACACCATTTATAAAGACTTGTTTAAGATTGCCTCTCCTCTGCCAAACCACATGATTCCATCCCGAAAGTGAAAGAGTTGATGACGACAATGATGTCGTTCCAGGGCATGTAAAATAAAGACTATTTGACGAGATACCTATTGAGAATCCGTAAATTTGGTTAACATCTTTCGTCATTAACCAACGTGTGGAAGAAACTGTAGGATAAAACCAACCCTCAATTGTAAAGTCTGTTACACCGGGAACCATCGAGAAGTTAAACTCCGCGACAGACCATTGACAATTGCTTTCTATTGACGAGCTTGTCATCGAAGGATACGTGAGATCGACGGCTACATCAAACTTTGCTTCAGCCCCTCTTAATGTTCGGACTGAATTCGGTAATGTGACATTTGAAGGAATATCTTGAATCTTTCTGCGTCTGATTGGAAGAAGCCCTGTATGCGGTTTGGTAGATGAATACACAAACTCTGTAGGATAACGCCCTGTTCCTTTGGTGATCCTGATGTCATCAAGCCATCCCTTGAAGTACGCTGCATCCCCGCCAGCCCATTTTCCGATTAAAAGACTTGCACCAATATCAGGAATGGTGACTGAGTTGGTTGAGGTTGCAATAGAGACTCCATCAATCCAAATTGTGAAAACGTTTCCAACTCTAGTCAAGGCAAAATGATGCCATTGAGAATCGTGAACTGTTGTTCCGCTAAGAGTAATAACATTAACGCTCAAATTGTAAGCCTCGAAAGTCCATCCACTCTTGCTCGCAGAAATCTGAACATTGCTGGAACTTAAGTAATGCGAGTAAACGAATTGAGAACCTGCTGTATCACTGTAGATCGTATGTGGTAGAATTCTAAACTTGTACCAGAATTCTATGGTAAAATCTCCTGTTCCATAGTTCCAGTCATCACTATCTGCTAGAGAGAGATAACCTGTAGTTCCATCGAATTGTGCGCTTGCTGTTTCAAATCTCTTAGTTGAGGTCACCGTTGTGACAGTCCCATTGACAGTCACCGTCTTGTTTGAGTTAGAAGAATCTGTAAACGTCGTACCACCATCAGTACCATCACAATTTAAAAGGAGCATCACGTTGTTGGCATAAGTATCACCAACCAATGTCTTCTCTGCCCATGTCATTCCATACCTTACAACACCACGAGTAAGTCTAACATCGTCGATGTTGCCATAGAATGATTCGAGAGCAGAGTTGTTGGCTCCAATAGACACTTTTGTTTTGTAAAGGACTAATTGGCTGTTTTCTCTTAGAGAAACGAAATTTAATGGCATAGGATATGTAAACTCACTCACACTTGATCTTATGGTGTGACTGGTAGTTCCTGTAAACCTAGAGGCTCCAGCAAATAATAGTCCAGTGAGGTTTGAGTATGCAGGATTGGCTTCTGTTACGGGATCACCACTGGCTTGCCACACCCCGTTCTTGCTAAACCATATCTTGCCATTCTTAACAGCGACTCCTATGACGTCATTCGCTGTCCAGGTAGACCCGTAGGTTGCTCCTATTGCATTGTTAAACTTTTGAGCAGTTCCTCCTAGATATCCCCAACTATCCAAGCTACTTCCAACATAATAATTTATTGGATTAAGTGATATCGCTGTAACTCCTACGAATTGCTGATTGGAAGTGTGTGTTGTAGTAAAGACAATCTCAAAGTATGTTCCTACGCTAGACTGAGAATTGAAATAAGATGTAGATATGGTAGATTGCCATGCGTTGCTTATCGTACAAGCTGCTGTCTTGTTACTGTTTGATAGAGTGTAGCCCGAGCCAATCTTATCTATAGACCAAATAACTTCTGGTTTTACTATGCTCTTTAGGACTCCATTCAGATATGATTTAAAGTAACCGTTCTCTCTTGTGAAAGCAACATGACTCCAAGCAGAGTTAGGGAGAGCCGTTACAGTGTTAATATTAAGCTCATAACCACTTGTTCTTGAATCCTGAAGATACACAGCACAAGGGTTTGTTGTTCCTGAGTTATTCATAGCCATACAGAACCCACCCGCAGTCTGATATTGCTCTGTCTCTATGATTCTGCCATATGTTTGCGAGGAATATCCGCCGTTGATCGGATAAACCCACGCTTCTATGGTGAAGTCATCGACTAGGACTGCCACATCACCAGGCATAGACGTGTTGTAACGGATGGCATCTCCATTGCCATCGAATGAGGCATAAGAGCCTCCAATCACTTTACCCGCAATAATGCCTCCCTCAAAGGATAGGGCATTGCAAGCGATAGACTTGTCTCTAATCTGATAGTCTTGGTTGATATCAAGGAATAACTTAACATTGGAATTTCTGTACGGATAGTTCGTGCTGAGAGAGTAAGCAGCAGTAGGTACCGAGAATGGCTCAGTGTACATCGCCCTGCCTTTAACTATTCGTACTTCGTCGATGTAGCCGATAAAATCAGTAAACGTAGTTCCGTACTTGGTTCCATCGAAGCAATCACCTATAGAAACACTAACGTCTTTCCATTGGGTTGGTCTGAACTTTGTTCCAGTTCTAAAGTTTCTTGGTGCCAATGACGCTTGAGCATCAATAGCACCGTTAGTCCAGAGAGTCCACCAATCATTCCTTCTTGTCACTGCGACATGATACCAAGTATTAGCAGCAACGGTTGTCGCAGTTCCAGTGAGTAGAATAGTTCCGTGGGCTATAAGGTTCCCAATAAAAAACTAATCGATTGGATGCGTTAACCATTATTATAAACCAAGGACCATTAACTACTTGATTCCACATTGCGAGAATAGGTCTTTGAGCACCAATGGAATCTAACCTAAACCAGCACTCTGCTGTAAAGTCTCCCTCACCCAGATTGAGTGATTCATGTGGATTGATTTGCACCCCACAACCAGCAGTACCGCTCAGATAGAGAGAACTTCCACCAAACTTAGACTGAGTGGTAGAGATCTTGGCACCTAGTGTTCCTGTCACAGTGTGGTTCCATCGAGAACTATCAGAGAAGACATAGGTTGAATCCGCACCATCGAAGTGTAACAGCAATGATGTTTGTTCGTATTCGAGATTGATTGCATCAGGTACAGGAGCAGTAGGTACAGACACCGAGGTGGTGTACTTCGCAGTGTTCTGAGTAAGTTGAATCTCACTGAGTTGACCATGGAAGTATTCGGCATTAGACAAATTACGCCCAATGAGTAAATTAGCACTTTCAGCGACGGTGATAGCACTGTTTACCGTAGAGCCTGCCTGTGAGCCATCGACAAATAGTTTCCACGAGTTTGTATCAGATGCGTTTCTTACGATTGCAACATGATGCCACCCTGTTGAGAGAGTACCTGAAGTCAGTTCTACGTCCCATCCCGCCGTATTGTCACCGAACTTAGCATAGAGCTTGGTGTCGGTGTCAGTATAGATGTTCATTCCGGTTAGAGAATCCGATTCACGCTTATCGAAAATTGTCATCTTAGCATCGTAATCAGGCAGATACATCCAAAACTCGAGAGTAAAAGTATTGCCCAGTGTGATGTTTGGCGTATTTGTGATAACGATTGCGTCATTGACACCGTCGAATGAGATCGATGGGTAGTTGTGCTTGAAATGGCTTGAAAGTATCTTGGCGTTGCCTACGAATGTTGTACCATTAACATCCGAATCGTCCCAGGGTCCCATATAAGATGAGTTATTAAAGTGATCCATCCCCACTTGCAATGCAAGCCTGTCTGCATAGGGATCTCTTTCTGATGTAAAACTGTCTCCTCTGAGCAACAAGCTTACATCATCGAAGTACTCATCTGCGATGTAGTCACTACGGATAGGAACGGAGAATGACGCTGTCCAGCTTTCTTCCGTTCTAAATCTAACAGCATCCATCATTCCTGCGAATAAATTTGCTCCCAGTCTTGCACCGACCTGGGTAAAAGTTCTATCAGGAGCCACAAACGATTCATAGGTTGCTTCTAAAGATCCATTGAGATAAGCTTTACATATTGCGCCGTTTCTTACCAGCGCAACATGGTGCCACATCTTAGGGATTACTGTAGTCGTACCTGCTGTTTCTACCGAGTTGTTGACAATAGTAAGCTTTTGGTTCTTGACAGAGAGACTAGTATCTCCTGCAGAACCACTTACTGCTTGTGACAAGATTACTTGCTCTACGTTTTCAATAGAGCTAAACCACACCCAGAGGTCGGCTGTAAAGGTCGTACCTATAAGCAACGGCTCAGTAATAACGATATAGTCTGTTGTCCCATTGAGTTTCAAACAAGTGTGATTGATCTTTCTTGTGCCTTCTATGACAACAGGATTTCCGAACACCGTGTTTACGAATTCGTTAGTCGATTGAAGCTGAGCGGGTGTGGCTGCCCCCATCTCTGCGACAGGCGGCGTAAAGTTAGCCATAGATTGCTCCTCTAGTGATTCTGATATCGTCAAATGCTATGTTTCCTGCTCTCCAGGCATTAATGTTGCCTTCTCCCATGATACCGTTATTGAAGTTGTATCCGCCGATGTTAAGTGGGTATGTAGTATAAACATTGCAATTTATCAGACTATTGTTTCCATAATTGGCTATGTTATAGAAAGTCATCGTTTGCTCTACTCCATCCTGATACAGTTTGATGATATGATCTTTACAGGTTACAGCAATATGAGTCCAATCTAGTGTAGGTATAGTGACGGTTCCTTTTTTATAGTAGGCGGCTCCCGCACCACCTAAGGAAGAGTTACCTGCTCTGATACCAACCAAACCATCGGCTTCTATGAGAATAGAAAATCCAACTCTTAATGCAGTTTCATCTCCGACGCTGCTCGTAGGATTACCAAATACAATGAGTGGGAGAAAAGTAGTGGGAGATTGATACAACTTCACCCAGAGTTCAATCGTAAAGTCAATCGCTGACGGGTAACAAGAACTAGTCAATGTCTGTTGTCTAGAGAGATGCAACTTAGGAACTTCTAAGTGATAATTTCCGTTGAGGTATATAGATTTTGTTGCGAATGGAGAATCATTGATGATGGCTGGTTCTACTGCTCCGTATATAGAAATTAAATTCTTGCAATCATCAATCATATTGTTGCATCTCAATTGAAGCATTGTAGAGTTAGAAGTTCCATCAAATAAAATCTCTGAATTCTTGTATATCTGCTCGATCACACTAAAGTTTGAATAAGAGTCCAAAGAGCCATCAATTAGTATCTCAACCAAATAAGCAGAAGCTAGATTGACTGTAACTTGATGAGTTACGCCATCATTGACAAATGTATCGCTTGTTGATACGACTGTTCCTCCCCCATAGAGGTTAAATTCAGCTTGAATCTTACCACTCTGCAAGGATATTTTATAGGATCCTTGCTTCTCTATGATTGTTCCAGAAGAACTTGTTGTGTTAATGAAGAAGTTGAACGATAATGCTTTCTTTCCTGCAACGTTCTGTGACGGTCCTGTGCAATAGCCTCCATCGAATGCAATACACCCATCCTTATTCGCATTATACGGCACCAATGTTGTCTGATTGAGATCGATGTCTGAAGGATTAACCTGGCTAAGATCCCATTCGCCAGTACAGTCTGCGATAGTGGTTCCAGTGTCCCCTAGCGTATAGTGACTGAGGATTGGAGGTGAGAATGAAAGCACTGACTTACGATAGAAATCGATCAAAAAGTAATCTAACGAATCAGTGGGGGGAATGAATGAACCGACATATTTAGCATATCCACGCACAATCTGAACACCCTTCATGTATCCGTAGAAGTAGGCATAGGTGTCAGAAGAACCAATATTGAGATAGTTAGATCCCCACGATGCCATTCTCAAAGAACCAGTACCTATATTGTATGTTCCAACAGCAGAGCTATTCAGATAGAATGTAATCGTCTCCTTAAAACGGACAATGGCAATGTGATACCAAGTGTATGCCGATGTGGCAGAAGTAATGATATTTCCCCAGTCCGAACCATTTCTCGTAATATAAAATCCAATGGTGTTATCTATTGCACGTTCTACTAGGATTGTTGTATACCCTGCCGCTGATCTTGTTGATATTATCGATCTTGCCGTACCAAGATCAAGGAAGTATACCCACGCCTCTATAGTGAAGTCTTCGTACTCGATCCACTCATCAGGTCCCTTCTCAATCTGAATTTGAGAGTTGCCATTGAAGTAGGCTACCATCCTGTCTTGTTTCTTAATTTCATTCAGAGTGATTAACTCATCGGTTATCACGACATTCTTATTGATATGCATGGTAGAGTTTGGGACTAAGTCTATGCAATCGAATGAGTTGTTTGGAATAGTCTCAGTTTGCAGTGTAAGGTTACGCTTCACTCCATCACCCTGACTAATCACAAGATCATCAATGTATCCCTTAAAGCCATTCGTACCATCGCCACCTATGAGCAATGAAGTTGGAGTTACGAAATAGTAATAATCCCCGCTGTCTTTATATGGGGATGTTGGTAGAGTGAATGATTTGGAGTAATGACACGATCTACTAACCCTTAACTCGTCGATGTAACCGTTGAAAAACTTAGCGTTCCCACCCGATGTTTCTTGGCAACCAATTCTCATAACTGGAGAGCCTGCACCGAATGATGCAGGCATATTTTGAGATGCTATCAGCACGCCATCCAAAAACATCCTAACAATCGAGTTTTCTCTGGTGACTGCAAAGTGGTACCAAGTGTTTTTTGAGAGCGCAGCAGGAAAGGTATAACTGATCATCTCGGCATCGGCCGCATACTCATTTGATAACCAACATTTTGTTCCCGTTGTGGTTGCATTTCCGCTCAAGACAAGTTTCAAGTAGCCTACAATATACACGAGTCCTGCTTCTCTTATTCCATTAGTTGAAACAGCCGAATCGCCCTCTATGTTGAACCAGAACTCTATAGTGAAGTTACCTGTATCGAATCCGAAGTCTGATGAAGATGCACTCGAAATATAATCGCCATTACCGTCAAAATAAGCACTAGCTCCCCCGAACTTGCTGTTGGCTGTCCTGATTCTCGCATTGCCGGTGGCAGTGTAGGACTTAGGTATTGAACCGTTATCGGTGAACGTCGTGGATCCATCAGCACCATTAAAATGGAGTTGCGATACATCATAGAATCTCGTTTGGGCTCTTCCTCTATCGAGAGAACAAGAGCCATAACACACTCCATCGACAAAGACACTGAAGTGCGTTGCTTTCTTCTGTACCTGAAGATGCTTAAACGAAGTAGAGAAGTCTGTCTTTGTCAACGACGTGGTTACCCATTCATTGAGAGGATCGCCTATGTTTACCATCAACTTATGACTGTCAGAGACTCCGCCAAACTTGATGTTGATTTGTCTGACTGATTCAGAATCGACTTGCTTAAATACAACTTGCTCTCCGCCTGAGGTCTCTGTTGTCTTGATCCACATCTCTATGAGAAAGTCTTTGTCAAAATGCTTGAAGTTACTGAGTGGACTTATCGTGATGTAGTCGCTAGAGCCTGTAAAGTATGCACTGCTTGCACCGAACTTCTTGTCAGAGGTTGAGATTACGGCATTGCCATTTATTGTATAGGTGTGACCTACAGAGTCAAAAAAGCCACTCTCGTTGAACGATGACTTGAGTAGTGGAGTCTTAGAGAACGTGGTGAGAGCATAGCCCTTGTTAGAATACGAGCTGTCTGGACTCTGGATATAGCGCATTACAAAGTCTTGGAGATAGCCTTGATAGAATTCTGCGGTAGTATAATAACATCCCAGATAACAAGTTCTTCCATTCGCTGGCGGATATGGCAACTCCGTCAATCCTCCGGTAGTATCGTAAACACCATTGAGGTAGAGCACAACCGAATACCCTATTTTCTGAATCTTGACATGCGTCCAGGTGTTGGCTGTGATTGAGGTAGACGATACTACAGACATTGCTGTGGTTGGTGATGAAGCCTTGGCTAAGAAAACTCCGAGTTTTGACGCAGATGTGATTTGAATACCATGACTGAAGTGAACACTTGCCGAACCATCCACCGATAGAATATCTCTATTAGACCCTCCTACGGAAGTAGGATACATCCAGAACTCGATAACCCAGTCTCTCTGGAAGTTGAGTAATAAAGAGTTAGGCTGGGTTGATATTGGAATGAATGTAATCCTAGAAGAGGTTCCATTGAAGTACGCTGGGAAGCCGTTACGAGGTAATCTAGCAACGGTACTTGAATATGTCATGTTGGTTGCAGTTGTAGGATACGCCATTAGACCGATATCAGGGTATGACGGTGAAGCGTTCCCATTGATACCCGTCAGAGGAAAGTGAAGAACCTCATAGTCTGCACTTGGATTTCCAGAGAACGCGGGCAATGGCTGAGATGGAGGCGTAAACGCTGCGGTGTATCTCGCGTATCCTTTTGTCAATCTGAAATCGTCAATATAACCTTTGAAATAGCGAGTGCTATCGTTATCAGATTTTCCGATGTAGGGAGTCGTTGATGCGGTCCAGTTCGTTGTAAGTGAGTTTTCGTAACCCAGTTGTCCATTAACGAACACTCTAAGTGTGCCATTAGATCTACACCAAGCGACATGAGTCCAGGTGTCTGGAGATATTGCAATAGATGAAGTTGCTTGAGAAGTCCCATCCCATAGACAAGGAGCAAGATCGGAATTCAGAAGGAATACAACGAAAGCAGGAGTAAAACTAAATCCACCAAAAATTAGATTGTCATAAGATGACCCGCCACCGGGAGCAGAGCCTATATGATACACCCAACACTCGATAGTGAAGTCATTCGTTCCAAAAGTAAAGTCTGAGCTTGCAGGAGTAGTGATGTAGGATGTCATTCCATCGAAGTAGCCGCTTACTCCACCCCACTTGTATTGAGAGGTAGATAGAGTTACTCCACCGTTTAGAGTCAGAGTATGACCTTTCTCGTCATAGATTGCTCTCGGTGTTCGATTCATGTGCATCAAGAGAGATGTATTAGTCCAGTAAGAGTCTGTCTCGTTAGGCAAGACTTCTGTAGGTGCGGTGAAGTTGGCAATATAACGTGCAACGCCTTTGGTTATTCTAACATCTTGTATGTAACCTGTTGCATAATTGACTGATGTTGACTTACCTCTTCCGATTCTAAACTCTCCAGTATCGTTTATATTATATGAGTCAGAGAATGAATAGGCCTCAGTTCCATTTAGAAACAGACGGTTTGTGGAACCTGAACGAGTCCAAGCAACATGATTCCAAGCATTGAGCGTTGGCGCTGTTGTCGAAATGTAATTCGTAGATCCCATATTAGCATAGAGGTAACCTGTGGTTACCCCTAGTCCGAAAAAGAATCCGTCGGATCCCGATGTTCCTTTAGATACAATAACCCATTGCATCGTTGCAAATGTGGTTGGATATATCCACGCCTCAATCGTAAAATCACTTGTACCTAATGATAGATCTGTTGCGTGCGGGGTTGACAGATAATCACCACTGCCATCAAAATAAGCGCAATCTCCACCAAACTTGCTGATGGTCGAAAAGACGAGGGTGGTGTTACCGTATGCCGTTATCGCATGTCCTTTCTCATCAAACCATTCAGTGATGCACAAATAGTTGTTGAATCGTAAGTGCATTCCTGAATAGAGTGAACCTAAGGTATCACCATCTCCATAGTCAAGATGAGACGCAGTAGGAGGAGTGAATGCGTCAACATAACGCGCTACGTTCTTAGTAATCCTTAAGTCATCTAGATAGCCTGAGTAACCGTACAGCCTATTAACGCTATCTCCACCAATAACCATCGGCAAGGTATTTTGAGCAGAGATAAAACTACATAAAGATCCATATCCCGTCCATCCTATGACTCCGTCTAAGAAGCCTTTCCAGGTATTGCCCATTCTAACAACAGCAAAATGGTGCCAGGTGTTAAGTGATACCGTTCCAAAGGTTTGATTAAGGAACATCTCCGTGTTCACTGCATTGGTCTTATAGGAAGTGAACTGAATACTTGTCCCGCTCAATCGAATCTCATAGGCTGGATACGGATAAGTCGTAGTATTGTCGGGTTTTCTGATGATGATTTGCGTGCCTGTTACGCTTTCGGGTCTAATCCATCCCTCTATCGTAAAGTCTCCAATAAAGTTGATGTCTTCTCTATGCGGAGTGGTGAGATAGCCCGTGCCTTTGAATCTTGCAGAGCGTCCACCAAACTTACTTTGAAGTGAGCTGATCTCTACATTCCCTATCGGGGTAAAGTCATGTAGTCTCATTGTGTCATTAAACTGATTCATCTCGTCAAACGGAATCAATAGAGCAACGTTGCTCCAGTAGGTATCAGAAGAATCCGTTGGAAACGGCTCAGTTGGTACGGAGAAGTTGGTTGAGTATCTTGCAACACCCTTAGTCAATCTGAAGTTGTCTAAGTAGGCGTTCAATGGATACGATGAAGCATCTCTACAAACTCCAAACCACAGGGGTGCGGAATTGATGTAAATGGTGCCAGTCCACACGGTTGATGCCTCTAACGACCCATTTACCCAAAGTCCAAACGTGTTATCTGAGTTTCTCGTGACTGCGATATGGTACCATGTTCCAATCACAAGAGATGTCTGCGACTGTAGAGTTACTTCCCATCCTGTTGTGGAGCTATCTCCAATCCAAACCCCCATTTTATTAGGTGTGCCTGTTGTTTGAATTACAAAGCCAAAAGAGTTAAAAGAAGATCTCCAATCAATAAGGGTTTGATTAGCAGAACTATAGATATGTTTGTACCAAAGCTCTATAGTAAATGGTCCCGTCGAAATATCATAGTCTGCATTATAAGTGACGGCTAATCTATCACCGCCAGAAGTCCCATCCCAGTAAGCGCATGTTCCATCGAACTTACCACCAGAAGACAGTGAGACGTCTACGGTTAGTGTGATTGGGTGCGCTTTAAGATCGTTAGTCAATCCGAAGAACGGATTCTTTGCTGTGTCGTTAAACTGCATTATCAATGAAGTGTCTGCTAGATATGGATCGCCAGGATTTGCTTCCGCCGTGGGCGGGGTGAAGTCTCCAAAATATCGGCAGTCTTTTGTGATGCGAATATTTGCCATCCAACCTACAAATGATCTCAAATAGCCAGTAAAGTTATCTGATCCAATCTTAAGCGGGAGTGTAGATGTAAATGATGCAACAGGAGTATTCTGTAAGACATCAATAGATTTGAGATGCTTCCCATCCAGATAGGCAGAAACAAAACTCATATTGCTCTCTTTACAGAGTGCTAAATGATGCCATGTACCCTTTTCTATAGGAGCCAAGAACGTGTGAAACCAGTCGACGGTCGAGGTTTGATACTCTATCTCTATACCAGCTCCTGTATTCGTGCTTCCTGATACACGAATAGCCATGCCATTCGTAAAGCTTCCTGAATTTGGCCAACCAAAAGCAATCAAGCATCCTGATCTAAAAGAACTTGACGATACGGGTGAGTTCCTGTCTATCTTGAACCAGAACTCTATAGTGAATGCAGTGAGCTGATTGAATAAATCAAAGTACCTATGATAAGGTACCGTAAGAAATGTTGCACCATTGAAATACAGAGCTGGCTCGCCGAATGGACCTGCAGTGTAATCGAGTCTAGGTCCCTGTCCACCTGCCGAGTAGCAGTCGCCTAAAATCTGATCATAGATTCGGGGACCTTTTGGAGTGATCTCAGGAATGGTTTCGGGAGGTGTAAAGTCACCTGTATAGCGAGACACTCCGCGAGTGATACGGATATCGTTAGCGTATCCTATTAAGTCATTGCTTCCTGTGGAGGTTGCACCAATGCGAATGCCTGAGGTGTTAGTGACAGGAGTCAGCCAATAAAACGATAAAGCGGATACTCCGTTGATGTAAACAGTGCACGTGTTATTGACAGAACAAACTGCAAGATGAAACCAGGTGTTCTGAGTGATAGAGTTGTTTGGAGTGTAATGATATACGGATCCTGCTGCGCCATCCCACACAAAAACTTGCCAGTTCGTGATTTCGACACCAATACTCCAATTTATGTTTCCACTACTAGAACCTCTAAAATCGAAGAGATAGGATTGCCCTGTCGCATTGCCCACATTAAACCATCCCTCAACAGTGAAGTCTACGCCTTGTAGATTTAGTTCGCTGGAGTATGCAAGATTAAAAAAAGAGTCACCGCCTTCAAAGTAAATTGCTGGATTACCATTTCTAGTCACAGATGATACTAATGGCGTTCCAGTTTTTGTAATCAGAACGCCACAGTCATCAGAGAAGAAGTAGCTTGATGTAGGTTGATCAAGTCTCAGGTTAAATGTGACATAAGGAGCATAGGCATCAAGAGCTGTCGATCTCTGATTGATTAGATTAGTGTTGAGGACGACTGAGTTAGCCAGAGGATCATTGCTGGTTGATTTAGATTTATCGAAGTTGAATATATGCGTAATTTTATTAGTTATCATTGTAGTAATGATGTGTTCCAGTCTTTATCGAGGCTGATCAGGAAGAACCCATAATAAGTAGACCAAAATCCAGCAGGCATATAGACAAATCTCTCTCCTCCAATCGTGATTATCTCGCCCGACAGGTAACGAGTAGGCAAAGATACAAAGTCATTAAGTGCAACGGCTATTCCTGGCATTTCTCCCCTAATGCTGGTAGCATTATTCTCATCTGATATAAGGAATGGTCGATATATGATTACCCTATTAGAATACTCATCAGGTTCTAAGATAGTGTTTTGATTGCCCATCATTACATTTGTTGTAGAGGATATAGTGGGCATATTCCAAAGTTTCCATCTCTGAACAGATATTGTGTGATTCTTTTTACTATTTCTAGGACAGAAATTTGTGGTGTATTGATTCATGTATGAGACAGCGATGGTATTGTAGAAGGTTGATGACGTATCAACGTCTATTGATAGTCCTGTCGCACCAACATCACCAGGAACATAGCTAATTAGGTCTCCAAAAAACATGTTGATTCTAAACCTGTTGTCACTCCCCGATACCGCTTGAGAAGAGAAAAAGAATTGATTGTTGTTGCCAACTAGCACCCAAGAGATGTTAACACCTGAAGCAGGGAAGTAGATTCCTGCACTTGTAGCTAAACATTTTCTAAAGTTGCCCCCTCTACTTAAATGATTTTTAGGAGGAAAGCCATACAATCCATTATCAGCCGCAGATGACATATACTCGTAACCACGGAAGTAAGTTGCCCCAAATTCGAGGTAATTTAGATTGTCTGAATCATCAACTCTTAGAAAATGTCTACGGCTTAATGGGTTAAGGCTCTGATATACGGCAACGAAGTTGGATGCATCGTTAAACGGCTTTGACCAACCCAACGGTGCAACCTTCATGGTGATCGTTATTCCAGTAATCGTGGTAGACGTTAATCCAGAGTCTGTAGCATCAAACTGGACTTCATTAGCGTTAGGGATAGCAGTTATAGTCCACTCTCCATTGATCGCTTCTTGGTCAGCACCAGAAATCAGGATAACGGTGTGAATCTTAAGATAGCCATGAGAAGTAGCTGTTGCTGTAGCTATGCCTTGAGCGTCTATGGTTAACGATGATAGAGTTACCTGTCCAAATCCTGTAATCAAACAAGCATCCAATAGATTTATAGTTGTTCCCGATGAGATTGAACGGACAGGAGAGTTAGTGTGAGTTCGTAGTGAATCTACTGAACCGCCACTAAAAATTTTATTTAAAACTGTGTGGGACATAGGTTACCCGACAAAGAAATCTGTAGGAAGAGTCCATTGACTCTGTAGTTTAGCTTCAAGATCTGTTATCTCAGTTAAGGCATCTTGAAAGATTGCTCTACCATTGAGAGTAATGCCACTAGGTAATGTGAACCCGTCATATTTAAGCATATTCTGACCCCATTGTTTCTTAATGAGTGCGGCTGCATAAGACTGAAGCCACCAATCATTCCACGTCTCTCGATATGAATTGGGGTCACAAAATCGGTAGACTTCAAAAACAATGATGTCGCCTGCCTTGTAGCCATTCATCTCAGATTCAATCTGAATAAAGTTTCTCTTCTGATTAAACGATAACACCTTTTCTCGGTTGAAGAAATCGTTTACTAGGCTCAAATAGCTCATGCTGACGGTATAGTTGACTATTCCGTCTCCCCATACAACTACCTGGGTACCTATGGTTTGCATAAGTGACATGTATTCGAGGTTTACTTCCGAGTCTACTCCGCCGATACGGACTACTCTAAGCACGCTATACACCCAGGGATCAACGGGAATGGTTCGTGACACCATCTCTTGTTCTGTAATGACATGCGAGATATAATCACGGTATGAGCCTTCGTGATGGAACTCCCAATAGATTGCAAGTGCTTCATCGATTCTATCTTCTATCTGATCTGGGGTGACATTAATTTGGATTACAGGTGCGCCTAGGCTTCTGAGGCAATAGTTCTTAAGGTCTTCTCGGCAATTGGCATAGGGCATAATTAGTTACCTCTAAGTTCTGGTGGTAACTGATTTCTCTCTTTCTCGCTCTCATAGCTCTTCTTGCAATGGTCAGATTCCCAGAAGAAGATAGTATCTATAACTTGTTTCATTACAGGGCACCAATGACAATCGTTGAGACTCCTGCGATATGCGCGGCTACTGATACTTTCATCTGCCCATCCCTTGAAGTAGGTGTTGACTAGCTGATCATACGCAATGAGCATCTGAAGTCTCCACCACTTTTTGTTTGCAGCAGAATCCGAAGAGAAGAACGACACACCAACAATCATCAATGTTAGAAGCATAGGTAAAGCAAATAGTACAAGGATTGTAGTAATCATGTCTTTATCCTATTAGGCCGCGTGAGTAATGGCATCACTAACGATGTTCTTTCCATTCGGTAAGACCACAACCAGGTAGGCTGTCTTTCCTGCTGTTTCTGTGATGTCTACGTTGAACGCACCCGTTGCATTGGTTGTAAAATTGGCAGCTTTATTAGCAATAAGTGGGATAAGAAGACCTGCTGTTCCGATAGCCCAACCACCGCTATGTTCGGTTGATAGTAGGGTGCTTCCGTCGCTATTGTCGCTCAAGTAAGCGAATACATTGGCGCGGAATGCGATGTTATTACCTTCACTGTCTTTTAATTGAACTGATGCTCTAATCACATCAGCCGCTTCTGCACCAACCGATAGAGTGCAGTTGGTTATAAGATGCATTCTGAACACTTCATTAATGCCATCAACAGCACTATCTTTGTCTGTAGTCAATAGCTGAGTCAGTGTTCCCATTTCGTTATCAAGTTCGTTGATTGCTCCAACCAGCGTTGACTTGGTATTCGTTGTTAGTGTTGATAGAGTGCCTATCTCGCCATCCAACTCGTTGAGTGCATCGACTACCGTGTCTTTGTCTGTTGTTGTAAGCAGAGTGATAACGCCAATCTCGCTGTCATGTTCATTAATTGCTGCCACGGCACTAGTCTTAGCCGTTGTGGTCAGACTGGCTATGGTGCCCAACTCTGTCTGAACTTCTGAGACAGCTTCTACCAAGTTGTCTTTTGCTGTGGTGTTCAGAGTTGGTAATGGTCCAATCTTATCAACTAACTCGTTAATTGCTCCGACGAATGTGGCTTTATAGGTTGTAGTCAAGCTGCTCAGAGTACCATGCTCGCCATCTAACTCATTAACCGCGGCGAGTAACGTCTGAGCCGTTGTACTCAGAGTGGCTGTGCCAATCTTATTCTGATGCTCGTTGATTGCAGCGACTAAATTGTTCTTAGCAGTCGTAGTCAGAAAAGATGGCTCACCAAGTTCATCTTTCAATTCGTTTAACGCATCAACGATAGAATCCTTTTCATCTGTAGCAAGGATAGCTAATGGACCAATGTTGCTGATCACTTTGTTAATTGCTTCTACAACAGAGTCACGATCATCCGCAGCAACATTGATGAGAGTGATATCACCCATAAGAGTAGCAATGAGATTGGTTTTATCTCTCCACTGATAGAAGTAATCATAGGGTACGATTTGTGGAATTGCCATTTTATGTTTCCTTTGGTTGTAATATGTTTAAGACTCTCTGAAGCATGTCTTCTAGGTTCGAAACCCTCTCTTCGAGAGTCCCAAACCTTTTATGGGTTTTTCTTCTAAGTAGAGCAGCGTTATACTGGTCGTCATTGGTGTTGACGACGTAAGATTTGTTGACTTTAACTAGATCAGGTTGGTCTGAAATTCTCTCGTTCATCATCATCCCCTATTAAGTCACTGCAATGGCTCTAAAGGATTGGAACAACGGCGGCGTTGCAGGGTTCTTAGCTTTACCTACGATCTTGATCTTGAATGAGCTAAAGCCATCTCCAACTACGTCTTCCCAATCTTCAAGTGTGAACATAGTGTCTGTTGTATAAACCGCCACTTGCATGTTGCTCATTGTAAGCTCATATTCAACTCTGTCGGTTAAGTCTACCGAATGATGGGTCTTTTCTAATCCGTCAACTTTCATCCAACGCTTGGTGTCTATGTCAACTCCTTCATATGGTGCAACGATTTTGATCCATAAATCAAAGTCCGCATTGATGTCTTTGTAAACATCGAACGCAATAACGAGATCCGATGCTGGGTTCTTGAGATTGATGGACTTAGTGACATACTTGTAATTCTCAGAACCATTCATAGGATCACTTTCGCTCTTATAGCGTCCAGACGCATTAGGCTCTACAGCCAGTTGATCAGAAGTTACCCATTCTACTCTATTGGAGATTGTTGTTATACTGAATGTGTCAGTATTTATTACAGGTGATATATACTCACTAGGAGAGGTAAACGAAGCATCAACTATAACCATTCTTCCACCAGAACCAAGATTGTCGGCACTGACTAACTTATGAGGCTGTTCTAAGAACATATCGTTTCCGACCTTAAACTCCTTAGACTCCATTGTCTGATAGTCTTGGGACTGGAACGGACCGTTGATTGGGTTGTGACCAATACCTGTGTATTGCCAATTCTCTATCGATCCATAGGGGAGATACGAACCTGCGACATTGAACACCTCATACTTCTCATTAATCTGAATGTAACCTGATTCACCACCAAAGCGTCCACTGACTGTAGCAGTCGTTCCTGGAATCTGGATAATGAACGTGTCCATGCTATCGGTCTCTACCACAATATGCTGTTTGCACAACTGCTCGAAGGTAAAGCCATTGACTGCGGCTGGTGGTCCTGAAACGAATGTTCCTGACACTTGATTAAATCTAACAACGCCATTTCCTTGAACAAGATCGCTCTGATAACCCATTTGAGAAATCAAATAATTATCGTGCATTTGCCAATCCATTTGCTCGCATATCCAATGCTGACCGACAGTATAACCTCCCTTGATGTTCTTCAGCTTGATATAGGTGTGGTCTTGATCTATCTTGTAATCGGACACTATAGCAGTCAACGAGTTATTAGCAGTCCTTAAGTTCAATCCTATTTGCATCTGTCCAGAGCCCTCTGGAATATTGATCTCGATCCAGTTGTTCTCTAAGAGACTAATCGTAACCTTATCTCCTGCGAGTAAGCCATGATCCATAGCATACACTCTGAGGCGGCTACTTCCCTCTTCTCCTTCAAACGGGTCTCTTCCTAATGCAATGCGCTCTGGAATATGCTCGAATTGGAGGTCTAAAGTTTTCTTCTTGAACTTAGCGCCATAAAGCTTGTACTTGATATCTTCAAACTGCTCAGCATTCCAAGTCTCACCATTCTGACTTCTGAAGCTACTCTGAATAGACGGTTGAGTTTCTAAAATCTTTTCTGGCTGATCTACGATTGTCTGACCTAAATGAGCTACCCAAATCCTAGTTAATGGGCTAAAACCACCGACTACGAAACAGTATGACACTCCACCTTGAACAAAGATCGGCATACTGAATTCTATATGGAATGGAGTCTTGCTATCCTCGCTAACAAATTCTGCAATTTCTGTCGTAGAATGCTTCTTCTCTCCCAATACTACGGAAGTTGGATATCCATTGAGCATAGTTCTAATCTGGAAGAACAATTCTTCGGGGACTTCAACATCGGCGGTTTGGAAATAGACGTCTAAACCTGTAATAAAGCAGTCATAATCAATCTTGAATCCTTGTGCGACTGGATCACGGCATCTTCGTCCTGCTGGATTACAGGAGCATCCTGCAATACAGGTCTGGGATCCCGCACTCCAAACAAAACATGCAGGATTAGCACACTGTCCTATCGTCATTGTACTAGTACTGGTTACTGTTTGATTATCGACAAGATTCTGAACTTCTAAAGTAGGCGTTATCACATTCATTGTGGTCTTTTGCTTTGTTACGTCTAAGCCACCACTAAAGAACATCGCTTCTGCCGATGCCCACTCAGCATCAGGATCGCCTGTGAGATCTTTGTCCGTTGTGATTTTGAATATTCTGTCTCCAGTATGGAATATACCTTCTGGAACGCTAAACACACCAGCAAGTTGTCCTTTTGCATCAGTAATCAATTGCTCTCCAGGGCGTCCTTTTAGAGAGCGGACATACTCAGTTACCGGTTTTTTGTCAAAGAACGCCCAGAGTTTTGTATTCCCAGCCAGCTTAGTTGCGAAGAACGTAATATCAATAGGGCGCATCCAAGGATTGAGTGACACATCGGTAACTCTATCACCCATGTCATATGAGTCAGTCCTACTCCCAACGGTGGTTAGAGTGCCAGTTCTTTGCTGTTGAGTCGTGATCGTGGACGTGGTCGTGGTTACAGTCGCAGGTACGTTAGAAGTAGTTTGTCTAGTTGATACATCCTGAACAACGGTCCTATTTAAGTCTACCCAAGACCCCCACTTAGTACCGAGAACTTTAGCAGCGTTTGCTAATTGAGTAAACGCATCGACACCTGTGTCTACATTAACGACAAGGTCAGGAACACGAGTTGTATCTGTCCAGACGTCAGTGTTAGGCATCAGTACTATTTGACCAGAACGCTTGAATTGAAAGTATGGGTTAATGCTGATGTGCTTTGTTGCGTATGGCTGTTCGTCGATTTGTACGCTATCATAATCGATGATTGCCATCTTACCTATAAATTTAGCATCGCAATTGGTTAGGACTGTTTGGAGTTTCTTGTTGCGCGGAGTAAACATCGGACGAAGTTCTCTCTGCTTAGTGTCTAATGCTGCCCTAAAATCAGAGTTAATGACGTCGCCTGCTTGGAATTCTTGGAAGTTATCTGCGACAAAGCCATTCTTGAATCTATCAAGACCGTTTTGGTCCTTAATGCTCATATCTTTCGCGTTCTTCTCCAACAAGTTTAGAGCAGTGTAGTATTCAACATGTTTAACTCTCTCATCGATCTTACCAATATCGCGCATGGTATAACGCTTGTTTTCGATATACTTCACCTTGATGTCGGCAGGTGAGTAGGTGTACGACGGGAAGTA